CCCCACTTTCACAAATGCGCAACCTCAAATCTGAATGTCCAATCGTACTAATTTGCTAACCACGACATGAACGACGACATGAACGACGTTGTATATGAACGAAGAGACCAAAGCCTTTATATATAACTATAATTAAGAATATAGCATGGAAGGCTACTGCGTAAAATGCAAGGAAAAGAAACAGATGAAGGACCCCAAGGACGTTACGCTCAAGAATGGCCAGAAGGCCGTTCAAGGCACATGTCCTGATTGTGGGACCAAGATGTTTGTCATGACGAAAAATGACTGAGTGCCCTTTTTGTCTGTCGGCCGATCGGGAAGATCTCGAAGATCAGATCGGACAGGGAAGTTTGCAAAGGCGACAGGCGGCTATGATACTGCAAACTGACCTTGAGACAGTTAACCGGCACATGAGGGACCACCTCGGCGTTGTGCATGTGCAGCCCGTCAAGGAGCCAGTGCCAAAGGAGTTGGGCGAGCTGTTTTCGAAACGCGATATCCTGATGAATAGGATCGAGGCCTTGGCCCAAAGAGTCGACGCTTTTGAGAAGGGTGGCGTGGACTTTGAAAAGTCGACCACGGATCAAATTGTCTCAATGACTGAGGCGATCCGTAAGCTGGTTGTGGACTTGGCAAAGATTCAGGGTGAACTTAAGGAGGAGCAGCATATCACGTTCCAGTACTTCACGAACCTGAAGACCTTTGTGTTTAATAGCTTGTGCCCGGAGTGTAGGGCAAATCTCGAGAGGGAACTATGCCAATAGACAGTAAGACGTATCAAAAGGGGAGGGTACGGAGGGAGAATCCGCTTGCTGAGCTGTTGGCGAAGGAGTTTAAGGCGCATAACGATGTGTTGGCTTTTGCGAAGGACATTTTGGAAATTGAGCTTTGGCCTAAGCAAAAAGAGATACTTCGCAAGTTTTATGACCCTACGAAAAATTATCAAGAGCTTGTTTTATGTGCGGGGATGAGGTGCGTTGATAAGGATTCGTTGGTGATGACGCCTGATGGCGAGGTTCCTATTAAGAGATTCAGAGGGAAGGTTGAGACGGGGAAGGGCGCACACGACGCCATCCGGATTGGGCCTGAGTGGCGATGGTGTATTGAGATTAAGACGGAGCATACGTCGTTGATTGCTTCGGCTGATCACAAAGTTCTTACGCCTGATGGATTTGTTAGGGTGGGTCAACTTTCGGAAAACGCAAAAATCGCGACGGACGGGGGGTACGATACGCTAATCGAAAAAACCAATGCAGGACTACGGGAATGTTATGACTTGCACGTTCCGGCTGTTGAGCAGTACATTGTTAACGGCCTAATAACCCACAATTCAAGTAAGACGTTTCTTGCTTCGATAATTTCGACTTATGAACTTTATAAGCTTCTTCAGTTGCAGGACGTTCACAGGTACTTCGGGCTACCTAAAGGACAAGAGATCTTTCTAATCAACGTTGCAACTTCAGAGAGGCAGGCACGCGATACCGTGTTCGCGCACACTCAAGCACGCATAGAGAATTCTGAGTGGTTCCAGACGCAGAACTTTAAGCCCTTATACAACGAGTATAGGTTTAAGACTGGGAAGAGTCGTTCAGGTGATATTGTCATTAGATCAGAACACTCTAATTCAAGTTCTCTTGTCGGCAAAAGTGCTTTGCTCGTTATCTTCGACGAGTTGGCAAGATTCGTGGATACAAAGGGCAAGAGCTCTGCTGAGGCTGTTTACGATTCGCTATCACGTGCAACAAAGACGTTTGGACGGTACGGTAAGGTAGTGTCTATTTCGTCACCAATGTACGTGGACGATTATATTATGAAGCTGTTGAGGTTGGCCAAAAGACCAGAGTTGCGACATCGTATGTTAGCGTTTCAGCTCGCAACGTGGGAGATTAACCCGAACATCACGAGAGAAGACCTTGATGCTGACTTCATTAAGAATCCTGAGGCGGCAATGAGAGACTTCGGCGCTGTACCTTCACTTAGCATCGAGACATTCTTCAAAGAAGACTGGAAGATTGACCTGTGTCGCAATGAGACTATTGGTAATCCTCTTATCGAGTCAAACGGTAACTTGTACCTAAGAGACGATTGGACGCCACGGCAGGACTTCGATTACTACTTTGCAGGGGATCCGGCGTACAAAGGAGACGGTTTTGGAGTTGCGCTTGGACATAAAGACGATAATGGCGTGAAAATAATTGATTTTGCAGGTCGCTTTCTGCCTCAACGTAAGGAGGGGAGACTTGAGATTGACGTCTTGAATGTGAGTCAGTTTATCATTGACACGATCACGAGAGCGCCTGTGAAGAAAGTTACATTTGACACTTGGAATTATCCTGAAACTGTTAAGAAGATACGTCTGCACGGTGTAGAGGTCGAGCAACACACAGTTAAGAAGAAAGATTACGACGTGCTCAAGGAGCACATTTACAGTGAACCTCCGCTAATTAACTGGTACCCAAATGAAGTACTAGAGGAGGAGTTGAAATCCCTCGAAGCGTTTTCGAACAACAGGATTGATCACCCCAGAAACGGATCTAAGGACGTATCTGACGCTGTTGCGAATTGCTTGCGTTTAATGATGGAGAGTGAAAATGAAATTGCTGAGCCACCCGTTTGGTTTGTTTCGAAACGAGCCTAGCTACGCCCCTGCTAGAGTTCCTCTGTGTGAGGGGAGAGCCCAAAAGAGGTGAGTGAATTGGTAGGTTTTAGAGATGCGCTCGGACACACAATCAGAACGACTTTAAGATTAGATGACACTGGACGGCCTTTTGCCATTTTTACAGGATTTCAACTTGAAACGATAGATCAAAGCTATACTCTTAAGGATTATCGTGAAGAATTTAGAAACAACGCTTTGGTTAAGCAATCAGTCTTGCTATTAGCAACAATGGCAATAAAAGGTGGGTTTGAGACGCAAGTACTGCCATACGACCCAAAAGACGATCCGGCCGAATTTTCGGACTTAAAGAGAAAGATCGACCGCAATAACAAGAAGATGAATTTAGATTTATCACTGTTCATTGGGGAGGTAAAACGTAGAATTTACGGTTATTGTGGTTTTGAAATAGTGCCGTCTCAGAAGACCAAATTTTTTGATCTTTTGCCTCTTAGTTCCGAATTACTAGAACCTGATATAGCAGAAGATTACACATTGAAAGGTTGGAAGTACCAGTATGCTAAGGACGGATACTACAAACCTGATCAGATATTTCATCTTCATAATACTCCTTTGGAACGAGACTACAGGGGTATTAGTGACATCGAACCTATTATGCAGACATTAGCAACACGCCGCAACTTATGGTTCGACATCAAAGAAGCCGCAAAGCGCTTGTGGGCTCCCATCCTTATTTGCAAAATGGATACTTCAGGTTTGAAGAAAGCTGATGCGGAAACAGCAATGCAGAAGTTCTCTGATGAGCTAAAACCTGGTCGTAATGTTGTTCATAACAGGTCGATTGATGTTCAGGTAGTCAATATCACACCAGATATTGGGGGGCTACTGCGCGCGATTGAAAAGTGTGATGAGGACATAATGGGGAACTTTTCAATCCCGCGCGCTTTACTTGGGCGCGAAAAGTGCTTTGACAAAGACACTCTCATTATGGACGCTGAGACGGGGCGACTAGTCACCATCAAAGAAGCTTATAAGACCGTGAAGAAAATCTTTACACTTGATGAAGATGGACAGTTTAAGATCACGGATGATTTCGTAATTTTCCCAATGGGCAAAAAGCAATGTGTCAAAGTTACAATGTCTAACGGTCTGGATATAACTTGTTCTCTTGATCACCCCATACTCACTTCACGCGGTTGGGTCTGTGCTGAAGACCTATTACCTGATGATTGGGTCTTTGCACCTATCTCGTTGGAACCTGAAAGTCAAGAGTCAATCGATCCTGACATAGCATGGATGACAGGTTTTCACCTTGCAGATGGTTCATTCAACACGTTCAAGCAACCCAATGGTGAATTAAGTATTAGATTTTCGTTATCGCAAGTTGACGGACCAGTAAAGGATCACGCTTCATCAATTCTTGATAAATTTGGCATTAATCATTCAAAAACTGAACAAGGATTATTCATTAACGGTTACGCCGCAAACAAATTTTATGATGTATTTCCTGTAAGTCTTTGTAAGGCGAAAGACAAGACAATTCCTGATGAGGTTTTTGGTTGGGACGATAATGGAAAGAATGCTTTTCTGGAAGGCTTTGAAGCAGGAGATGGTCATCGCCAATCAACCAGATTAACACTTTCGACTACATCGAGGAAGTTAGCTGAAGGTTTATATTGGCTTTTAATGTCGATGGGTAGACATGCAGGTATTTACAAGCATTCCGAGCGCATGTATAACGTTACAGAATATCGCTTCAAGAACAAACCGACACTCACTCATGTGCCAATCGAGTTGAGTTCACGATCTGCCAAATACCTGAACCAAGCGCTAAAACGTCACCAGGTTAGGGTGCAAAAATTACCTGGAGAATTTGAACATGTTAAGTTCTTGAAGGTAAAGAGCATCGATTACGTTGGAGAGCGTGAAGTCTGGGATCTAACAGTTAAGGGAACTCACAACGTTGTTGCTAATGGAATCGTGGCCTCTAACACGACCAACCGTGCAACGTTGGAGTACTCCATTAAAACAGTCTATGATGTGTCGGTAAAAGGAGCACAACAGTACTTAAAACGTGAGGTTGAATCTCAAATCTATACACCTCAAGTAAGAGAGGAAGGGTTGGAAGATCAAGTGCGCGTTTTGCATAAGTGGAATCCTCTTACTGTTGTGGATATGATTGCACTTGTGAAACCCATTGTTGAGTTGATCAAGGTTAATGCCATTGATGTACCCAAAGCATGGGATCTTCTGGGACTGGACGTAACAGAACTTAAAAGTAAAAAGAAATTTGTAACACAATCAAAGATAGGCGAGTGGATTGAGGAAAATGAATAAGTCAAAAAATCCTGCTGATATGGATAAGGATGAGTTGCTAAGAACTCATGAGGAATTGCATCGCGCGTTCAAAAAAGGTCTTGACGGCTGGACTAAAGAAGACTTTATCAATTATCACATTCTGGTTCTTGAAGCCATCAGAAGGAGAGGGTTTCAGCACACCCCAGCGGATGAGCTTGACGAGCTAACAATTAAGGCCAAACGGAAGACTTTTGAAGCCTCGTTGGGCATTGTTAAGATGAGCGCTGTTAAGGAAGACTTCTTCAAAGAATGGAATCCTGACATGGCATATATGGTTGGCTTCATTATGGCTGACGCCACTATCTTTGTAGCACCAGAAAAGTATCAGTGGAGATTGTCCTTCGAAATAGGTCCAAAAGATCTTGATTTGCTTAAATGGTTTAAGGAAAAACTTCAATATGAAGGCGTGATAAGAAAGGTCGCCGACAAAACTTCTCGGACGATGCAGATCAATAACAAAACCCTGGTGCAAGGACTTCTCGAAACTGGTTTGAAACCAGATAAGACCGGATTCCCGAAGGTACCGGACAATCTCATAGTTCATGCGGCACGCGGTTATTTTGATGCGAATGGTTCAGCGTGGACAGTTGGTAATTCATTGATGCTAAGATTTTCCGGTCGCTCCCCAGTTATTGAAAAATGGCAAAAGATCATAGAGGAAAAGACTGGTGTGAAGCACCGCAAAATCATCAGAACGGCTGGTACCAACATAATTGCTTTTTCCGGACAGGATGCATTAAAGGTTGCCGAATGGCTTTATAGCGAGGGTGGACATTATCTTGAAAGGAAAAAGGCCCCTTACGACACTGTGGTTACAAGAACTAAGCAATCAGAGGACCTTGCACCAATTGGACCATCTGGAATAGAGGAGGGTCCTGAAATCAAGTTGGAAGACATACTGCCTTACTTCAAGTCGTTCAAAATGAGCAAGCCTTTTATCTTTTTGACTGGTGGTTTGGTAAACAATATGAAGACGAAGGGGGATATTGATATACTTATCAGGTGCAGCGAAAATGACTCTTACGCTAAAGGGATTGTGTTCCGAATAGTACGAATGTTTCCCGAAGACCTGAGAGGTAGGTTGCATTTTATATTTGATGATTCCGGCGAAATGGACGGACATGGACCGTTTACGAGTTACGTGCCTCTTTACGAATTCGTAATTGAGGCAAATCCTGGTGAACGGGTTGAAATGAGTGAAGGGCTAATTAAGGTTGGACCCGGGAGGTATAAAGTTGGAACCAAATAAATTTCCTGCCAAGTTTACTAATGACCACGTGTCGTTATACCTAGTTGGAGCGGAAAAGAGACCGATAGCAGATCACGTCGAAGGGGTCATGCTAAATGCTGTAACGGTCAACCCCAATCACGAATGGTTCCAGGAATACAAAGGTATAAAGGTGATGGATAATGGTATATTTGGCGGTACCGTGCTTTCTGTTGCCGAGCTCGCTGAGAAAGCCCGTCAGGTGCAACCAGACATTGTTGTTGGTCCTGATGTGCTTTATGATGATGATATCCACATAAAATCAGTCGAAAGACAGAAAAGGTTTATGAAGGAAAAGTTGCCTGAGAGGACTAAAGTTCAATTGGTGCCACAAGGCAACACGACGGAACACTATGAATGGTGCATTTCTCAAATCGTTAAGATGAACCCGGACTATATTGGATTAGGTCGCATGTCAATGAAACTCGCAGGTTATCCGCTAAAAGGTCACTTTCAAAGAGTGTATGCGCTTAACAGGTTTGAAGAGTTAGGATTGCTTGATGAGATCAGAGATAATGCGATCAAGATCCACGCTCTCGGAATTTCAAAACCATCCGAGTTCAAGTATCTTAATTACTTCAGCGTATCGTGCGCAGACTCAATGTCATATATTTATTCGTCAATTTATAATCAGATTGTTTGGCCAGGTGATAATTATGAAGGCCAAACAAAGATAAATAAGGACGGTTCGATCGTTAGAAAGAAAACAGATACCGACGAAGTGTACGAAGCTAAGCAACGCTTCTTTGCAACTTATCCAGCAAGCGGTCCTCTTGATGAAAGGCAATTGTGGATTATTAAGAATGTATGGTTGCCTTGCAGAGCTGAGCTTGCAACTAAAAATCACATACGAGAGATTGTTGAGGGCGTCGATTTCGAGAAAGAAAAGGACGATACGCCGATATTAGAGAAGCCAAATGGTAAGAAAGCTTAGTTGGGATGAAATTGAAGGTTACGTAAACAAGCTAGCCTTCATGATGAGAGGAAATCTGCCAGAGGACGCTGTTCTCATTGCTATTATGAGAGGCGGTGCTATCCCGATGGTACTTCTGTCTGACAAGCTAGGCATTAAAGAAACAGGCGCAGTATGGATTGAGAGCTATGATGGCGTGACCAAAGGTGAAATCCGCTTTAAAGGAATGACAAGCTTTGATGGTACTCCTGTATTTATTGATGATATAGCGGATACGGGGGCTACGATAGAGTACGTTCAAAAGGTTTTGGGCGGTTTCACAGCTATACTCGTTAAGAGACCGAGCTGTGCGATTCAACCAGATTTTTGCGCATTAGAAATTAATGATTGGGTTGAGTTTCCGTGGTGCAGAAAGGATTCTGAAGGTAAAGGAGAACTCATTTGCGAGTTCGTCGAAGATTGCAAGTATCCTTGGAAGAATAAAGATAGATGTAATAATTCACTTCGCAGTTTTAACTGTTCTATTTATGAGAAATTTGCCCTGAAAGCAGGTCGTGAAATAATCATAACGAAGGTGAAATGATGGACGTAGCAGTTTTAATAGTATCCGCACCCAAATTCAATAAGCCTGAAGAAGGGACCCCGTCCGAGCTTTGGGGTTATTCCTCCAAGGTGATGGGATTCATTTCAGTTTGTGAGGAGAACAATATTCCGTGGGTTTTGATCGATTATAAACACGGCATAATTAAGCCTGATCAAAAACTAAAGAACTACTCCAATCCTGAAGCAGAGATTACTCTTCGTGAGTGGCAAAAAATGATTGTTGAGCAGGCTGCAGATCTAGGTTTGGTCTTTCTTAACGGGGACGGGGGTATAGGAGATCTTAAGAAAAATGTGACTGTTGCCCATGATCACGACGAACTAGTCCAGTTCTTCAAAAACGGAGAACAGCTTAGTGATAAGAAGTATCCTTTTGCCAAAGAAGGTGCACAGGTTGGTGGCAAGAAAAGAGTTGCAGCCACTTTTTGTGCTGGTTCCAAAGTCGCTTTGGATGAGGGCACTCCTAAAGAGCTTTGGGCCTCTGCTTCACCCCGCATAGGGAAATTTATTGAACATTGTGAGCGCAACAACATCGATTATGTTATACTGTCATATAAGTACGGTGTTGTTGACAAGAACGAAGTGATCGATAATTACGATATCGGAAGAAGTCAACTCGATATGGATGAGTGGAAACGTCTAGTTGAATCACGTGCGACAGAACTCGGAATTAAGGAGATTATAGCTTTTGGAATGCTAGCCAAGAATAGTCCTGAGATTTCAAGCACGTTGGAAAATCTAGACGGTGTTACGCTGGTGTGGGCTGACTCATATGATGAGATCACAGAGTTCTTCTATAAAGACACAACCTTAGACGACTTCGCAAAGCAGAAGAGGAAAACAGACGAGAAGGAACAGGAAAAGAAAGACTCATTAAAACTCTCCCCTCACACAGAAGGCACTAAAGCAGCTCTCATTGCGGATGTTGACTCTTACGATCCTGCGGATGTTAGTGATGAAGTGTTGAGGAATGATCACGCTATTGTTCATGCGTGGTGGGCTACTCTTCTTGCAGGTAAGGAGTTCAAATATACCAAAGAGCAAGTCAAGCATCTTCATGACTCCATAGCTAAAGAGATGGTTGCTAGAGGTATGGAACACAACTCACCTTTGGCAAATCTTCCTAACGTTAAACAGTTGCAGGAGATGCCTGAAATCGTGAAGACGTTGGCGTTAGATGAGCTTCAAGGTCTCGCTAAGGTCTTTGAAGAGTTAGGTGCTGACAATTCGATAATAATTAATGAATTAAACAGAAGAGGAGGTGAAACAAGTGCCCAGGTACAAGACAGCAGAGGGAGTAGATTGGAGCTCGATTCAGGACAATCAAACTCCGACGTGCGCAGCGACGACGAAGGCGGGGACGCCTTGCAAACTGAAGGCGCGACCAGGAAGCAAGTTCTGCGCGATCCATCAGTAGAAGCCAAAAAGAGTTTAGAGGAAGACACGGTAGTGCCATCGCGCTTCTTCTATCCTCTTAAAGGTATTGTGGGATACCGCCGCACCGAGAGATACACACCTGAAGGAGTTAAGTCCTTCTTTAAGGAAACAGATTACCCACTTATAGTTCAAAAGAAATACGATGGGGCCCGTCACATCATCTGGAAAGACAGTGACAAGGTCACTATTTTGTCTGATGGTGGGCTCGATGTTACTGACAGGCTTCCAACTGTTGTAAAAGAGCTTCAGTCTTTTCCGCATCAGGTGTGCTTGGACACGGAGATCGAGCAGTGGGAAAAAGGAGTTCATAACGGTAGAGAAATAGTTTCTGGGTACCTTCGGAGTAAGGACCAACCTGTTAATGATAAAGGAATCCTAGTCAATGTTTTCGATATTCTATACTTCAACGATCCTAAGATCAAAAAACACGATCTCAACGGCCAGATAGGTGATTTACATAAACAACCTTATAGCTTGAGGCTTCAGTACCTGGAATTGTGTCCATTTAGGCAGAGCACTCTTGCCCAACCAGAAAGGAACCTGAGGATGAATTTGGCACCTTCATTTGTAGTTAAGAACGGCTCTGAGCTGGTTAAAGAGTTAAAGAAGGTCGCGAAAGCACCAGGTTCTGAAGGCGCGATGGTCAAGATGGCATCGTCTGACTACCCACTTGATGGTATGACCAATAAGTGGGTTAAGTACAAAACGATGGCGGAGGTCCACGTCGTTGTGCTGAAAAGGATCGAAACGCGGACCAAAGGTGTTTATGTTTATGAGGTAGGTTTGGGTTTTACCAGCAACGATTCTGTGTTCGAAAACGACGTCAAGGAAGTCAAAGGACAGAGATATTTGTTTGTCGGTAAGACTTTGGCGACCAAGGCTTTTGCTGAACCAGGTGAAATCGCAACTATTTCTTTCCACACCCTGTTCTTGTATACAGACAGGAAGTCAGGCGCAATACGCATCAGGCTTTACGAGCCTAGGTGGTATGAGCTAAGGAAGGATCAGACAACTCCTGACAACATTAGAGAAGCTATCAATATTGCTGAGGGTGCCAAACTTCTGCAGGAGAAGGAACTAACATTGATGAGATTGAGTGGCGCTGATATCGTTGATGACGAGCTTCTCCAAATGAAAGGCATGAAGAGATGGGCGGAACAAGGTGGTTCGCTTAGTGTTTCACTTGATGACGTTTACCTTGAAATACCGCCTGAAAATAAAGTTTACGAGTTTGTCTTTCAACACGAATATCACGGCAAAAGTGCTCATGGTGATCTGAGACTCGAGTTGCCTGACTACCTAATCGGTTGGACTTTGAATATTTTGCCTGAGGGTGCGATCAAAGAAGACATAACCACGATTGAACAAGCCAGAAAGATTTCTGAAACTGTTAAGTGGAAAGACTACAACCAGGATGAAAAAATTCTTACTGAAAAGAAAGATGCAAAAATACCTAAGGGGTGGTTAAGTGTCGAAGGAGAAAGAGGGGACAGAGTATTCGTCATCTACGACAAAGGAACAATCGAATACGGAGCCCAATTGCCGTACTTCCACGAATACTTCATCAAAGGAAAGAAGTTTAGAGGACGTATTGTATTTAGGATGGTTCCCAACCTAGATAAGGAACCCGATGACGAAAGGGAATTCCTGTGGATGACGTGGAAACCTAAGGACCAAACACCTTATGTGCTTACAAAGAGATCTATTCAAAAAGGATACAGAACAGATTTCGGAATTTCTGCCTTGCCAATCGAAGTTAGGAAGAAGATTCCGCGTAAGTACCACTATTGGAATGAGAGAGACGCCGATAAACGCTTTGAAGTTCGGAAAGAACTAGTCGAAGCTATTGCGAACGGACTTAAGTTCTCGAAGCTTTATAAGGTGGTTGGTGGAAAACATCAGTGGATTGATGACGTGGATTACGATGAGGCCAAGTTCATCTATAACGCTGAGCTCGAGGATGGTACTTATAAACTGATACCTGTTAACTTCACACAACAGGGTGACATTATGCCTACAGTGTTTGAAGTTAAAGACGGTAAGATAAAGATGGCTACTGCCAAGTTCGTTGTTCAGCACCACTGGTGGAAGGCAGCACGAGTGACGAAAAGACCTGAAGCTTCTGTTGAGCATTACGATATCAGATTTGATTTTGGTCCTAGCACAAAATCACTCGTGCAGTTCGTTTGTGAGAAGAACCCGCTGGTGACCGACAGAACAGTTGCCCTGCGAAAACAAGACAGAAACAAATCGTCGTTTAACGCTGGTAGAGGTAAAGTCCAGCAGATTCGACCAGGCACAGCCTTGAACCCAACAAAGGATACTCCTGCGTATATTGAGATCATCGATGAAGGAAAGGCCACAATTCACGTGTCAGAGAATGCTTTGATGAAAGTAGAGTTCTTCGGTAGCAAACTAAAAGGCTTTTGGACCTTTAGGCAGGTTAACAAAGGGGTTTGGGTTGTTGAAAAAGAGGTCTTATCTACTAACGTGAAACAAGCCATGAAAGTGGGCGAGAGCATTGAGCACGTTTTGCTTGCTGGTTCGGTTATTTCTTACGAAGAGACGAAAGACGGTTTGCTTGTGAAAGGTGGCGCGATTACACACGGCACCTGGAACGGGCTTTACTTCCCACCTGATGTTATTGAAGAGTCATACGATCTGTTTCCGGGTGTTAGGATCACACTCGAACATGATCAAAAGAGAACTGTGGGTAAATATGTTGCTTCTGAATTTAAAGACCAAATGATTTACCTCTCGGCACTTGCAACTGAGCCCGACGTGATTAAAAAAATCAAGAACGGTGATATTTCCGGATTTTCTATTGACGCCTGGATCTCTGTTGACAGAACCAGGCGGATTGTACTCAGAATTGTTGAGTACAATGATGTGTCATTTGTGAAGAATCCAGCCTGTTCTATCTGTTTATTGACCTAGCCTGGTTGACAAGCGATCAAATACGTTTCCGCCGGTGCTTTTCTGTGTGGAGGGAGAGCTCTAAAGTTGCTTGTCCACTCCTGAGAATCAAAAGCTTTATATAGGGGGACAGAGGTATATATAACTAAACAAAAAAGGAGGTTAGTTGCATGCCAGATGAAGCTGAAGGAGATGTAACGGAGCAGGAACTTCAGGAGAAGACCTATCCGCTACCCGACAGTTCAAGAGTACTGAAAGTAAGTGGCTCTGCAATCGACCACATCCTTATAGTGCCGAAGGGCGTTAAGGTGGAGAGCAAGTCTATTCCGCAGGATGATTCCAAGGATAAGGAGCTTGCTGAAGCCAAAAAGGAGGTCGAGGAAAAGAGCAAGGAGTTGGCAGCACTGAAGGAAGAACACAGCAAGCTGTCTGAGCAGTTCGAGCTTCTTCAATCGCGCCTCTCTCAGATCGAGGAGGATAAGAAGGTTGAACTTGCGAAATCTATCGTCGAAAGCAGGGTCGAAAAAGGCCTAGTTTCCAAGGACGACGCCGAAGATGAAATTACCAAGCTTTCCAAACTGCCTGAGGAAGCGCTTGTTGTGATGAAGGAAGACACCGTTAAGCTTGCGGCCAAGATCAGTGAGCCTGAGAAGGGTTTCCCGAAAGCTACGGCTTCCGAGGAACAGATACAGCTTTCCGAGTATCAGAAGCAGTACAATGAGGAAAGGAAGAAGCTTGGTCTTCCGCCTGTTGACTGGGGGTCTGAATAATGACACAGCTTGCAGGAGATATAAACAAAACTTTTGAGTACCTCGTGGTGAAGACAACTTCGAAGACCAATACGGCCGTGACCAGAGGGCAGGTTCTTGCCTTCGACACTGATGGTTTTGCTCCTTGTTCTGCAGGAGATCAGGGACCGTTTCGTGTTTGCCTAGAAACCAAGGCGGCCGGCGGTGCTGGTGTGCAGACGGAGTTCCCTGCACTTGTATATGGCGTGGTGTCGGTAACCGCTAATGGTGCTGCAACCAATATCAATGTTGGCGACTACGTTGTTTCTGACGACAATGGGGCTGTAAAGGCCTTTGTGGCGCCTGACGTTGGAGCTACACCGACCCAAGCATCCATAAATGCGGCACTCCTGGACCTGCTTGAAATAGTAGGACAGGCAAATCAGGCTGCTACCACAGATGGTGCAGTTATTCAGATCTTCCTTGGAGGTAGGTAAAAATGGCCCCTGGAGCAGTATTCGATACAAGCAGAATAGCTGACATCACTACGAGAGTTGTGGTGGACGAAGTCCTGGACCTTGCTCAGCCGGATCTCAATCTTCGGGATCTGTGTAAGATCGTAAAGGTTCCCAAGCTGGTTGGTGATATCAGCATCGCAGCCAGGCTGACCGGACAGGAAAAGGTTTCGGAAGCAGAGTCTGCTGACCTGTCCAACAATGAGTTCAGCAAGATCAGCTTTGACCTATGGAAAAACGTCGTGCATGTTGCCATCACAGATGAGTCCAAGATGAGGGCTAATATTGATGTGATGCAGATCAGCATGCAGGACGCTGGTAAGGAAATTGCCAGGATGGAAAACAAGCAGATCGCTGAAGCTCTGGAGGTCAGTGGTGGTATCTCTACTATAGCAGGTACCGACTGGGACGACGATACGAACGATCCTGCAAAGGACATCATGGCCGCTCAGGGTCAGATCCTAAATGAGAAGAAGGGCTACAAGCCTGACGTGATTGCCATGCATCCGTTGACTTACTCTTCACTAGTCGCAAACGAAAACGTGAAGAAGTTCATGGAGTATGGTACTATCATAAAGGATGGTGGCTTGCCCAACATTATGGGTCTGAAAACTGTGGTGGATCCGTATCTGACGGATGGTCAGGCTATTGTGCTTACCACAAAGGCGCCTGTGTGCGTGCTCGGTATCGGGCCCACTGAAGGTGAAAAAATCAGGGACGGAAGAAGGGGCCTGAACGAGTACGTTATCAGGCAGTACCTGCAGCCTAAGCTCGTGATCCCAGACGCTGCCAGAATCCTGACAGGTCTGCACGGTTAAGGGCACTCCGCCCTTTTAAATTTTAGATGGCAAAAAATCCATTTGCTGCAGGCGGCTGTAACATGCCCGGACCTGCGTTCACTCTAGGAGGTGACAAACCAAATGGGACTAATAAAACTGGTTAGCAATATCAAAGACGCTATTTACGATGTTTGGGATAGCGGCAATCAATCTATTCGAACTTCTGGTTCTTTGACGATTACTTCAGGTAAACTTTCACCAGTAACTCTGCTCAATGCCGTCAATGTTACTGATACAGTTGAGCATAACTCTACGTCACAGGACGTGACTGACTATCAAGAGAAAACAGTTTACGTGGGTATTGCTGTAACAGGCACACCGACGTCACTAGATGTTTGGATTGACATAAGTCCTGACGGTGTGAACTGGTATCAGTTAGGTACACCGAAATCATATACAGCCGCTACGGATGACGTTTTGGCGTTCACCACTCATGCTGAGTTTATGCGTGTGTCATACCAAGGTACCGGAACAGACGCTTCAAATTACTTCACTATAAGCGCTACCGTATCTGCTAAATCGTGAGGTCGTATCAATGGCTCGAATCGATCAAGCATACGTTGATAAAGGAGTAACAGCTAACAACGTTGCTGTAAATGGAACAGACCTTGATACTATTCTCGACAGCAATTCAATAAACCTAAATGATGAACGCTGGACTGTCGTATCTAATGTTGAAGAGCTAGAAGAGGCTCTTGCACGTAAGGACAGGTACATCTTCCTTAGGAAAGGCCCAACATATAATTTAACAGGAACAATCACACCTTATGATGGTCTCAATCTCATTGGAGAGTGTCTGCCAAGTGATTCTGCAAATTCAAACAATGATGGGGTAATGCTGAAATATAATGGCAGTGTAATTAAATATATTGCAACAATAGAAGCTGCGGGGTTAGCATCTCTTCCGTCGAGATTTGATGGAACAATAACTCTTACAGCAGCAAAAACAGTTAATGCTGGTGATATAGTAATAGTCGATAGTCATGCATATCTAATTGACCAGAGTTCTACGGGTACTGCCGTTTATCTCAGAGACTTTATTGTTAAAGACGGTGCAAGTACGTATATTGATTTCGTCAAAAACTCACTTAAAGATTTTGTAATGAAAAATATACAACTCGATGATGGAGATACTGCGGAGAGTATATATATCTATGGTGCCGTCAACATTCGAATTGAAAATGTTAGGACAGTTGAGTATTCATATATGCTTGTCAATTTGAATTATGCTGTTGATGCATATTTTGATAACATAGAGGTTAATTACTATGACTACGGTGGTTTTGAGATAGTGTCTTGTAGTAATATAACTATTAGAAACAATGGGAGAATATTTACAGGCATAGGAACAAATGAGATTGTTTATTCTTATTATCTTAGTCATTTTGTTGTTGAAAATTGCAGAGGAGATATTAGATGCGAGGATAGTATATACGGTGTTATCGATAATTGTGTATCACCGACTATCATTTCATTAGGTGGCTCAGAGAATGTTATAGTTAAGAATTGTATTGCCAAATCATCTTTTTATGCCGTATATACACAAGATTGTGTTTTAGATGGATGTGTTTCGTATTCAAGCTCTACACCATTTATTATATTTTATTCAGATAATGCACTTGTGACAAAATGTGATGCACCAAACGCTTCGACATATATTGATGATACTGGTGCGACTAACCAGATGATATTTAACAACAGGTGGCAGCGTGATGATTTATATTGGGATTATTTAAACAATAGAATCGGTATTGGGACAACTTCGCCAACTTCGAAACTGCATGTAAACGGCTCATCTGCATTTAAGGTTGTAATGGTAACATCGGCAACATATACCGCTGGTGATGAAACAGTCATATTAGCAGATTGCACAAGTAATGCAATAACAATAACATTACCTGATGCGACAACAGTTGCTGGCAGATTCTATTACATCAAAAAAATAGACTCCTCATCCAATGCTATTACTGTTGATGCGGGAACACAAACAATAGATGGTTCTCCCACAGTAACGATATCTGCACAAAATGATTCAATGATGATTGTGCCATATGGAAGTAATTGGTACATATTATGAGGTGAGAGCATGAGTTATTTTGGTTCTGTGACAGTTAAAGACGATGGTGGTAATAGAGCGTCTGTTGACCCTTATGGTGGGCAAGTGCTCATTGACATGCTGCACCATGAAGTTCATGAGGGTGGTGCTTTTAGTGCATCATTTATGCAGTCTGTTTTAGCTGGCAACAACCTGGATGTACTAATAGTTACTGGTGCTAATGAGCTTCATCTCAGGTTTAGAGTTGCGATACTAAAGAAACCAATGCATGTGCACTTGTATGAAGATACAACTGTATCCGCTAATGGCACATCAGTACCGATATACAATGCTAATAGAACATCATCAACTACATCAACAACATCAGTTTACTATGGTCCAAGTGTAACTGGTGTTGGAACAGAGTTGGAGTTAGTTTACTTACCAAAAGAAGACATGCTTGGTGTAACACCATTGCCGGAGTGGATATTGAAACCGAACTCAATATATATGCTGAGGGTTGAGAATGCATCAGGAAATGACGCAGACATTGGTATTGCTCTAACCTGGTATGAGGAGTGAAGATGATTAACGTAGCGTTTGAAAACAACAAGTTGACAGTTGAAGCTGACGTCGAGGGAACGATAGTACAATTCGAGATTGACGGTAACGTTGAGCGCATTAGTCCTTTGATAGCATTTATCAGATTAAAACATGAACTTGGTATTGATAAAGTTTTCAAACTAAAACAACAAGGAAAATTAATACCAAAGGACGTAATAAAGGAACTCGAAACACAAATGAAATCTGTTGGAGCAATTTAAAATGACGCAAGACTGTAGCGAGTGTGTCCAAATAGCACTCATCAAAAAAGACATAAAGAACTTGTGTCGAAAATTTGATGAGCACAGAGATACCATTGAGAAAGCTGTTGAGCAAATTGTAAATGCTAACGCTTCTCAGTGGAAAAACCTTAACCAGCTAAGGGTTGAGCAAGCTACTATTAAGGAGAGAACCGATGGTATGATCAAGATAGCTGGTGCAATGTTAATAATTGGTGCGCCCGTTATAGCCACGCTCGTGTCGGTCTTCTTCAATTTGGCATTTAAATAATCGGGCTCGACGTGGATGAGGGGGCTCGATGGATATGCCTCGGTCCTCGGGCCCCCTCGGTGCTGGAAGAGAACCTTCCGGAGAAAAAAGAAATGAAAGCGAGAACCGCGCTATACAACTATAAAACAACGTTTATTTTGATGAGCTTAACTGCTCTATATAATTCCATTTACAAAATTTTCTCATTAATACCTATTATCCAGGAGGTTAATTGATGACTGTTACAGAATCCGATATTCGTGAAAACCTGAATAATATCACTACTGAAGAGCTTGCCGCCGAAACGATTGTGATGAAGATAGCAGACGCCGAACTAATCATCGGCCAATATGCCGACTCATCCGTTAGTGAGGAATTAAAGGATTTTGCAATTAAGGCATGGGCCTCGTGGAAGAGTTTCGTTGTTTCAAAATCATACTCCAAAATGAAAATGGGTGATCTATCGGCGTCGCGAGAAATTAAAATGATTGAGGAGCGCCTGAAGCAAGAGGCCGAGGATGCGCTTTCGTTGGTTGCTGGCTCCGAGAGTCAATCATTCACAGTGGTGTCAGGCGACTTCACTGACGATAGGCCTGAAACTGAGGATAAGGTCGAAAGAGGACTGTACGATGGTACAGCAGTCTAAGGTTGAATTTAGTCTTAATGAACGACCTGTTGTTGAGATCTTGCGCGAACTCGACAGCAAAATTACAGAGGACTTAGCGAATAAGGCAAAGGACATAGCTACGGCTATCATTAAAAAAGAAACTGTACCTGGTGTTAAGGCTATTCCTAAACTTGATCCTCTTTCGCCTCAGTACAGGAAAAAGAAAAAGAAGTATAAGGACAAGCCTCTTATGACGGACAGTCCAAATGCGTTGGTGGACTCTTTTGAGATTATCAGCACGGGCGCAGGGCACGCGCTAATAAATACAAATCCTCACATGAAGATTCATGAATTTGGAACGTTGAAGTCCAAGACGGGCTTCAAGATTCCGGAAAGACCTGTTATGCGTTTAACAGCGCATTTGTTAAAGGAAAATTTTGATGTAATAGTAGAGGGTTTGCCGCGGTTTAGGGATGCCAAAGGTCGATTTAGGAGGTATCGATGATGGATTTTAGTGCCATGGTATCTCATTTCTTACAGGATCGTTTCGATAGGGTTCACTCAACATTTACAATAGTAGACGGTTATAAGGTTCCCACTGACGGTCCAACTGAGTCCTTTTTAGGAGTTTTAGTGCCACTTTCCACTGAGAATTTGAGACCAGAAGACAAAGGTCTAGTCAAAGAAGGAGATGCACAATTATTTATGCTTTCCTCTATTGACATCGAGCCTAACGACATAATTATGGATGAGTTGGGTGTTAAATATAAAGTAATGGAAGTTATCAATTACTCGGTTAGGCAAGGAGTGAAGCAGTTTAGGCTTTCGAGGTTAAGATAATGATGTCAGTGGACCTTAAAAAGGTAATCTATGACAGCATACCGTCAACATTTCAGGTACCTGATACTGGTGGTACAGATAGGACCGTTAACTGTACAAAAATTTATGTAAATCAGTTTGATGGTAACACTTTTCCTGTTATATTGCTCAACTACGCAATATCATCGACTCCCGAATTTGAACCTGTAACGAACAGAGTGAGAGGTGTGAATCCTGATTACGAGGAGCAAACTATTGAGCAATTTACTTCTAATGGTCCGGGCGATTATGCCCTGTATCATGGCGAAATAGTGAGCGTGAATTCAGTGACAGGAACAGTTCGCGGCGGGCCTTACACATTTGTTGAAGGTACGGACTTCGAGGTTGTTCAGCCTAATATTATTAGGTTTGGAATTGGAGGAACAGACCCCGATAAGGGCACTTCTGTTACCGTAGATTACACGCATTACATGATTGAAATTGAGCAGGGTATAATCTTTAATGATACATTATCAATAAATGTGGTCGCAAAGAACATTAAAGATTCGTACTATATCCCTGGACCAAGAATTGTGGACGTAATCGCGCAAGAAATTAAGAATTATTTCTTGTGGACTTTTGATAGGGACGATTTAGTGGTTGTTAGTGTTAGCGAAATACGAGATCTTGACGAATTAGAGGAATCTGACTTCCACTATCGCAGGCAATTCGATGTTACGATCCGTTATAATATAGAAAATAGGTATACTGAGCCGCGGATCAAAACAATTGAAAAAACTACGGAGGTGAATTAAAGTGCCTGTACAGGCAATAAACATAACGACTTCAGCTGAAATCGCAGCTCCTGCAGTAGCCTCCTACGGCGAGATTTGTATTCTCGGGCAGGATGCTGGCGGTACGGCTGCAGACGAGACTTTGGTAACTTGCAATAACCTTGCAGAAGTTGCCACACAATTTGGAAGCGGCACGGACATCTACAACGCTGCTGTCGAGGCCTTTGCACAAGGCGTAAGTAGCATTAAGGCTATCCGGGCTAAGACGACCAGTGTTGTTGGTGAAGTAGTGACCGAGGGGTCTGAACAGACCTTGACTGGAATACCTGCAGGTTCCAGACTGACGGGAAGAGTAACACCCACTGCTGGAGCTGCAACGTTCGTTGGATTTAAGTACGACGATCCTCTTACAGTGCCCGGAACTGGTGAGTTCGTCGTGAACTCGAAGACCGGTAAAGTTTTCTTTGAGGGTGCTAGCACGGACACAATCAACTACACTGTGGTTGACTGGGAAAGCGCGATTGCCAAGATGATCGATGATCCGACTATTGACATCGTGGTGCTGGCTAACAGTCCGGCCAACGCTGCTTACTACGGCGATCTTGACTACGTGTGGTCGAACTACGTGGACCCGTACAACGTAATCTTCCCGATACAGACGGATCCCACAGAGAGCGTTGCGGATCAGGTGACTGGTGCCGGTAAGTATTCTTCCAAGAATGTGGTTGCTGTGGCACATAAGGACACAGGATCTGATGTTGCTGGTGGTGTTGCAGGAGTGATTTCCAAAACACAACCGTGGGACAAGCTTATGTGGAAGAGCATCGCAAGAGTAAGTATGGCGTCTTACTTTACACCTAGTGAGGTGGACAGCACGCTGGAAGCCAACAAGGTGAATGCTATCATCTCTAAGGTTGGTAGCGACGTACTGTCAGATGGCCTTACCACGTTTGGCGGCGACTACAAATTTGTCGACATCACCAGGACGCAGTACTACATTGAGGGTCTGATAGATTCGGCACTAACCGCACTAATAAAGAATGCAAGAGTTCCGTACACGCCTACTGGTGCGGCCTCTGTACAAAGCGCGATTGCAAGTGCACTCGATGTAGCTGTTGGTGTGGGTGCTCTCAGTGGGTACACAGTTCAGATGCCTGACTTCGACTCGATCCCGCAAGCTGATAAGAGCGCCAGGAAACTTCAGAACATCTTGGTGACGGCATATCTGGCGGGACACATACAGACGATTAGCCTAAGCTTGTCGCTACAACTGACATAGGAGGTTGAAAGATGACAGTAGTTTTTGATATCGATGACGTCCAACTTGAGATCTCGCTGGTAGATGATAGCATTACGCCAGATAACGATCCGCCTGCATCCGGTGCCATAACGGATATAGGTGAAGATGGTTTCGGTATAACGCCAGGTGGCGAGAATACCGTTATGCAAGGTCTAAACGGTCCGATCGGCTTCAATATTGATCCGGCGACGTCTGGTGAGGCGGCTCTCAATGTGAAGCCTTCCTCGAACGTGAATCCGTTTCTGTATGAAGCGTACCAGAAGAATTACGTGCTGAAGTTCACTATACACGGAGATGTGAATAAGCATGGTTTCAAGTATAAACAGCTAGGTAAGTGCGTTGTACAGAAACCGCCTGAGATCTCAGTGCAAAAGGAATTCCCGGACCTCACTTGGACCTTTGTAGGGTACGAGTACAAGGAGGTATTTACGGACACTGAAGGAGGAGTCTAAATGAGTAATGAGACAGATGGGCAAACGGATAATAATGTCAGCTCGCTTTACGTCTCTGAAAACGAACACGAGATCGACATTCTTGGAGTAAAGGTATATCTTAGAGAGATACCTGGCGAAGAGTACATGTCTATTGTTGACAAGTGTACCGACAGTAGTCAGCGCCTGAACAGAAAAGCATACTTGAGGGCTTTGGTTGATAAGCTTGTTGTGAGACCGAAACTGGATCCTAGCAAACTAAATAGTCCTGCATCAGCTATCTTCCTATATGAGGCCGAAAAGTTGCTTGGAGTTTCAGAGGAAGCGATAAAAAACTTCGAAGGGAGGTAGAGAGAGACTGGCTTCTCTACCTCATCACTTTACATTTTAGCCAGTACACCTTGGACGACGTGAAGAAGTGGAGTTGGAAAGCAATCTATAAGCACAAAATTGCTATTGATAAGTACCTGAAAACGATGGTTCCTGTTAGTAATCAAACAACGGCACCTACAGTAAACCCCACCATTGCAAAACAAACTTATCAATTTAGGAAGTTGAGCTAATGGCGATCGGTGTTAGTCTAGGATCGTTGGGCCTATCTTTCGGCACAACAGGTGCAAAACGCACTGAAAGCGAGATTGATCGAGTGATCAGAAGAATGAAAGCCGGTAGGCTTGCCGCTCTTCAGTACGTCGAAGCACAAAACAAAATATGGCGAATCAAAGCTCAACAGGGACCAGGTGGTGTTGGTTTTAGAGTTACGCAAGCTGTAGGTAAGTACTACACCGCTGGTAAAGAGCAAATTGAAGCTAGAAGACAAGCGGAAAGTGTTCAGCAGCTTGGTGACGCTATCTCTAGAATCCCTGTGGTCGGAGGGCCGGCCGCTCGAGCTATTGTTGATTTAGGAAAAGGTTTTAACTTTGCGGGTTTAGCGGCTGATGGTGCTACTGGCTTTTTGTTACCTCTAGGTTTTGCACTTTTCACCACCGGAGCTTTTATGAGAAGGTTGGGACGGCAATTTAAGAACGCTTTCTCATTAATGCAAACTTCATTTGCTACACTTCAGAAGCAAGCAGAAATAGTTAGGGTCGTTTTAGGGGATGTTGGAGTCACGACTAAAGATATAATGGAAGAAGCCATAAAGGTATCAAGAAAATTTTCAGTTTCGCAAATGGAAGTCGCAAATGCGATGGAAATTTTAGCTAAAGCAGGTAAGGACTGGAAAGAAATAGGAGATATTTTGCCTGCGCTCATTAGATTTTCAACCGTAGCACAAATGGATATGGAGTCAGCCACAATGGCATTAACTTCTGTTATGGCTGACTTCAATTTGCAATCTGAAGAGGCTACTAGGACCGTTGCAATTTTAACACAAGCCCTAGATGCATCTAAATTAGCTGGTGAGGACTTGATGGAAACATTTAAGTTCATCGGTCCTGTAGCGAAGGAGTTAGGATTTGATCTTGTTGAAGTGGCTGCCGCTATGGAAGTTATTTCGGATGCTGGTATTCGTGGTTCGATAGCTGGCACAACTTTAAGACAGACTATGAATAGGATTGCCCTCGTTGCAGGTTCAACTGAAGGAAATATCATAACGGCAAGACAGGCTATTGCAAGCTTAGGTCTTGAATTTACAAACGCTGATGGAACACTCAAGTCCTTTGAAGAAATTATAGTTGATGTAGCAGAAAAGACGGCAAAACTCAGTGAAAAGGAGAGAGCCGCAATTATAGCCAGAATTTTTGGAACAAGGCAGATGGCAACTATTATGACTTTAATGAAGTCAGTCACCGAAGACTCAACCAAAACCATGAGTCAATACAAAGCGGAATTGCGTGCTGCCGCATTTGCTGAGGAATTTTTGACAGCTCAAGAAGCTTTAAGGACGGGACAGCTGAAGAACTTAAACGAGGAACAAGTTCTGCAGATACGTTCTGCGGAGGAGCTCGCCAAAACGAACAAAATTGTTGCGTTTGCTCTTGCAGCACGAACTGAAGCTCAACAACAGTTAACTGAAGGGACGTCTCTCACTGATCTCGACGCTGAACAAATACAATTTTCTGAAGAACTGAGAAGACAGATTGAGGCGTCAGGAGTTTCTTTTGAGGACCTGAAGCACGCTATAATTATGACTGATGACGAATTTCAGTACTTCGCCAACTCAGTCAATAACCTTAACACTTCAGCACAAAAGCATCAAGCCATTATGCAAACACTTGCCCAGCGAACAGCTGAATTTAGAAATCAAATTACTCGGTTTGCAACAGGTGCATTTGCGTCAATCGCTCCTATGATGACGGCCATCGTTAATGCTGGGATTAAAGTAGTTGGGGTCATAGATAGATTTAAGTTGTTAAAACCTGCAATTGCTCTGTTCACTCTGTTTGGGATTGCTGTAACGAGTTTAATTGTATTAATGACAGCGATTCTTGCGCCGATAGCCTTATTCGGTAATTCTCTTGGTAAACTTGTAAGATGGTATACCCGATATAAGTTAGAAGCTGATAAAGCAACAGAAAGTACCATCTTGTTAGGTAGAAGTATTGAGTGGGCCGGTAGAACTAGCAAAAAAGTAGCTCTCAAGTTCGGAATGGTAGCTAGTGTGCTTGGTGTTTTATCGCTAGCAGTTTATGGTTTGCAAGGACCACTTGAGAGTTATCTTGGTAATGCTGAAGCTGCTGAAGTGTGGACAAATAGATTGGCATTAGCACTTACGCTATTATCGTTTGCACCAATGTTTCCTTTTGGGCTTGTTGCTGGAAAGATCGCTGCTTTTACAAGAGCGCTGATTGCGACTGAGGTGGCCATAGCTGGGTTTAGTGTTTCTTTGGGTCCTATAATTGCCGCCGCTGCTGCTTTGGCTGTTGGTGGTTATCTCATATATAAGAATTGGGACAAGGTTAAAGGACTGTTTTACACGTTAAAAGACGCTTTGGTGTCTGTTGGCAGTGCTGTACTTGATTTCTGGGCAAAGTTCAATCCACTATTTTGGGGTCTGAGACTTGCAATCAACCTTGTTGAGAGACTTACAAAGGCTTTCCATGGTTCGGGACTTCATTGGGCTTTGGGAACAGTTGCTGATATGTTTAAGACCGTTTTTAGTGCGGCTGTTCCATTTCTGAATATAGCAAAAGGTATTACTGGCGCTATTTCAATGACGCTTGAAGGTGGCGCACAAGCTAGTACTCCAACAAATGCTCCTTCACAA